TCACGAGATGCAAATCGAATTCGTGAACGGCTCGACGTGGCAGGCGATGGGGTCGGACAACTACCAAAGCTCGATCGGTTCGTCGCCTGTCGGCATCGTTTATTCCGAGTGGGCGCAAGCTGATCCGGCCTCGCGCGGTTACCTTCGCCCGATCCTCGCCGAGAACAGCGGCTGGCAAATTTATATCACTACGCCGCGTGGTAATAACCATGCGAAACGCACGTTTCAGTCCGCCCACAAAGACCCGCATGCATTTGCGCAGCTTCTGACAGCCGAAGAAACCGGCGTCTTCACCGCCGAAACGCTCGCCGCAGAACGCCAAGCCTACATCGACGACTATGGCGAATCGTTTGGCATCGCGCTATTCGAGCAAGAGTATCTGTGCAGTTTCAGCGCCGCTGTCATTGGCGCGTACTGGGGGCCAGACATCGCCAAGATGGAGCGCGAAGGACGCATTGGTCTTGTGCCGCACGATCATAAATTCCCGGTCTACACGGCGTGGGATTTGGGTTACACAGACGACACGGCGATATGGTGGTATCAAGTGGTCGGCAACAAGCTACGCATCATCGACTTCCACTTCGAGTCGAATGTCGGCATGGACTACTACTGCTCGCAGCTCATTGGCCGCAAGGTCGAACTGACTATCTCTACGCATCGCGTGACGGCGGAGATCGGCGAGGATATTCCAGAATTATCACATCGCAAGGCGTACCGCTATGCAAAGCACAACTTGCCGCATGACGCCAAGGGCCGCACATTGGGGTCGGCCGGCAAGTCGATTGAGGATCAACTCGCCGCTGTCGTCGGACGCCAAAGTATCTACGTTTTGAAGCCAGAATCCGTACAAACCGGCATCCAAGCGGTGCGCATGATGCTGCCGCATGCCGAGATGGATGCCGAACGCTGTGTTGACGGCATCGAAGCAATTCGTCAGTATCAGCGCGAGTGGGATGCCGAGCGCAAGGTATTCGGCAACAAGCCTTTGCATAATTGGTGCTCACATCCGGCAGATGCGGTACGAACGCTTGCGATGGCGTGGCAGGAAGAGCGAAAGATTGCTGCTCCGACGGCGAAGATCATTAAGCCGTTTACGGAAGCGTGGTTGATGCACAACGACGACGAGAAACCGAAGGTAAGGTATCGATGACCCAGACCGCGACTCCGCTACTAGACGCCATCGGCTCGCTCAAGAAGCGCATCATGGCATCGACGGCTGACGTGCCTACGGAAGTGTGGATGTCGGAGACGACTCGAATGCTTGTCATGGCAGAAGCAATCGAATTGCTGCCAGAAAACGAACGCGATGAAGTTGCAGAATTGCTAACGGTAGACGGCATGCGCATCATCGTCAACAACACCTTCGCCGACGGACTGTTCGCGCTGTCTGCCGAGAAGCCGGCGAGCACCGCGGTGCATTGATGGCCGAAGAATTTCCCCAGTCTGCCATCGCATCGCCGAACGCACTCGCTGGCGTTGTCAGCGATGCCATCGACAACGCTCACGACGACAAGGCAAAACAGACCGAGTACGCGCAAGTCAAAAAGCTGTTCGATGCGTACACCGTAGCGCAAGGCTTCGACCGCCCCGCACGTAAGCAATACGCGGTAGATCGCCGTTATGCCGCTGGAACTGCGGACTTGTCATGGGCCGTATCAACGAACCTCATTGGCTCGTACATCGACATTCTCGTTAGCTACCTATACGCCAAAGACCCGGATGTAAGCGCATCGAAAGCCGAGCAAGTCGAAGCGCCACCGCCAGACAAAGAGGCGATGATTGAGCAAGCCGTACAGGCTGAAATGCAATCGCCTGTCGCTATGCAGGCCGCTGCTGCCGGTGTGCCGCAAGAGGTTGCAATTCAAGTTGCCACTCAACTTGCGACGCAGAAGGTTGATGAGCAGCTTCGCCAGCAAGCAACCGCCGAAGCCAAGCGCAACGAGGAAAAGGACGCCTTCGCCAAGACGATGAAGATCGTCGTCTCGCGCTTGTGGAAAGATGGGAAGTTGAAGAAGGCGATTCGCAAGTCAGTGCGTAGCGCGCAGTCGGTCGGTCCTGGCTGGTTCAAGGCGATGATGATCTCAACGCAACCAGCTCCAGAGACGAAGGCCGCAATCAATGACAGCCGCGACAATGCGGCTCGCATCGCTGCGCTGGAGAAAAGCATTGCTGCGAATGAAGTGCCAGACATGGATGTAGCGAAAGCGGAACTCGCGCAATTACAGATGGGATTGCAGGACCAAATCGAAGTCATCATCCGCAAAGGCATGGCCATCGACTTCTGTCGCGCCGAAGACATCCAAGTTAGTTTGGATGTGAGCGATCTCGACGACTATCTCGACGCCGGCTGGATTGCGAACGCCATCTATAAACCAAAGGATGAACTCAAAGCGCTGTTTCCCAAACTCACCGACGAGCAGATCAAAGGCGCGACCGTCTTTCATCAGCGCAGGCCGAAAGATTACGTGTACCGCGCAGGCGATGACATGGGCGACGTTGACTACAAAGACGCCGACCAATTCAGCAAAGACGGCAGCAGCCAAGGCGGCGGAGATGAGGGTGGGCCGTCCGTTGACTTCGGCAAGATCATCGAGACCTGGGATCATCGCGATAACTTGATTAAGACGATCATCGACGGCGTGCCGTGTTGGGCGAAAACCCCGTATACGCCGCCGCAGGCATCGACCCGCTTCTATCCATTTTTCTACTTGGCGTTCTATCCTGTCGATGGCGCTCGACATCCGCAATCGCAGTCATGGCGTGAGCACAAATTGCAGGACGAGTACTCTAAAGGTCGCTCGACGGTGCGCCTTGTACGCGATCGCGCGGTTCCTGGAACGCTGTTCAACAGCGAGCAAGTTGATCCACAGAACGCAAAAAATCTAGAGAAAGGCGTCGAGCAAGAATTCATCGGCATGAAGCTGACGAATCCCAATGTGGCGCTACGCGATGTATTCGCCGAGAAGCCGATTGCCTCCGTTGACATGGCGCTGTTCGACATGACACCCGTGCTGCAAGACATGGAGAAAATCAGCGGCGTGCAAGAGGCATTGCAATCGTCTGCCGATCCCGCGAAGACGGCGACGGCGTCGAATATTGAAAACTCAGGATTCCAGGCTCGAACCGGCGCAATGCGCGATAACGTTGAAGACATGCTGCGAGATTTCGCGATTTACTCGGGCGAAGTCGCATTGCAAGCGCTGACCATTCAGGATGCGCAGCGCATTGCAGGGCCGCATGCGTTTTGGCCGCAAGACATGGACATCAACGATTTGCTGATGTGGATGGGGCTGGACATCGAAGCCGGATCGACCGGCAAGCCGAATACGGCGGCTGATCGTGACGCTTGGGCGACAGCCATGCCGCTGATTGCCGATATGCAGCAAAAGATTCAGATCGCCTACATGCAAGGCAATATGTCGCTCGCAGAGGCGATGATTGCGCTGTTGCGTGAGACGATGAACCGATTGGGCGATCACATCGAGATCGAGCGATTTATTCCGAAGCCGCCACCTACGCAGATGATGGGTGCGATGGGTCAGCCGATGAACTCACTGGCAGCACCGGCCGCAAGTGCTGGGAATGGAGCGGCGCCAGATTCTGGCGCCATACCTGAGTCTGGCATGCTTGAACAATCAACGATGAACTGAGGCAATTATGGAACCCGAGACCGAGACGACTTCCGAAGTTGATACGACGACTGCTGAGCCGACGCCAGAAGATCAGCGCGCCAGCTTAGAAGCCACGATGAATGAGGCTATCGACGCGGAAACGATTGAGCCAAAGGAACCTACTGAAGATGAAGCACCCGACGAGACGCCGGCTGCGGAAGCCGCGGCAAAGGCAGGCGAAGTTGCACAGTCACCCGAAGAAAAAGCAGCAGCCGATAAAGTTGTTGCCGACAAAGCCGTAGCGGATGCCGCAGCGAAAGGAAAAGAGCCGGACCCTGTTAATGATCCGATTCCAAAGAACCTGCATCCGAAGACGCAAGAGCGCATGCAGTCTCTGATTTCAAAAATAAAAAACGATCTGACGCCAAAGATCGAGAAGCTCACGGCTGACCGCGATGAGATTCTCGGTTACATCGTCGATACAAAGGCGACGCCTGAGCAGTACACGCAAGCCCTTGGCTATTTGAAAGCCGTGAATTCAGGCGATCCGGTGCAAGTCAAAGCGGCGATAGCCACCGTGCAGGCTGAATTGCGCGCGTTGTCAGCGCAACTCGGCGAGCCGATTCCCGGCGTCGATTTGCTCGGTGAACATCAGGATTTGCAGGACGCAGTTGCGACGGGCGGCTTAAGTCGCGAGCACGCTGAGGAACTTGCGGCGTCGCGCACCAATCGCGCTACACGCCAAGCACAGGCCACGCATGCCACTGCGCAGACGAAGCAGGAGCGTGAGGCAGAGGCGGCGCTGAACGACGGCAGGTCGTCTCTCAATCAGTTGGAAGCGGCACTCAAAGCAGACCCGCACTATGCGGCGAAGCGCGTGCAGTTGATTCCGCTGCTGCAAGCCGAGTTTGCGAAGCTGCATCCGTCGAAGTGGGCTGGCCGTTGGGCTGAGGA